GCGGAGGCACCGTCAACGTCACGGTAACTTCGGCCGACCCCAACGAGGTCGTGCGTGCCCTCCAAGCGTACGTCCGCCAATCGGGCCCCGTGCCTGTCAACACTCGAGCGATGTAATGGCACAACTCGGCTGGATCTTCGAGAAAGGCATTGTTGGTGCCGGAACCGTTTTCACGTCAAAAGTGCTATCGGCCACCGTCACCGAAGGCCGCGAAAAATACCTTGACCCGTACTCGGGCGGCCGTCTGGCGATCACAATCGACAACACCGGCAACTACGCATCAAACTTTGCGTTCAACGACGAAATCGCCCTGTACACCGTCTATGCCCCAAACGGCTATCTCGAATACTGGACAGTTCAAGAAATCGACTTCAACGACTATCCGGGCAACACAGGCATGCCAACGGCAACAATCGTGTGCGTCGACGCGGTCGGTCGATCAGGCCGGTATCAAGCGATCAGCAAAAGCCTCACCCAAACCGACACAACCACTCAAGCCACCCAGTTCAACAGTGGAAGCGGCGGCCCACTAAAAAGCGACATTGAAGTAGTGGCCGTCAGTACCGGCAACTCGACCGCTTCGGCGTCAACGTACACCGGCACAGTGCTAAACCAAATCAACCTGCTAAACGCCACAGAACGCGGATTCATTCGCAACGCCGCTAATAGTCCTGCAGGCACCCAACGGATCAACTTTTATCCGCGAAAATCCATTGGCCCAATCGCCACCGACTTTTCGTTTGGTCGTAGTTACGGCTCGTTCGTATGTGCCTACCAACGGTTTGATCGCATCCAAAACGGCTTGCAGTTCATCAACACGGTAACTGTTTCCCCCGAGGCCGTAGCCGATCAGACAGCCACCAACGCTTCGTCAGTGACAGCATACGGCACCACGTTTTACAGCTCGGAAACGGTCGACTTCAGCACCACGCAAGCAAGCGGCAATGCCCAATGGGTCGCTAACACCTTTTCCGACCCGAACAGCCTCCGGTTTGTGATCGAATTTTCTGATCGAGGCCAGACGTTTAACCAAGCCGATTTTTACGCCCAGTTCCCAACCCGCCCGGTCTGGCCATTGTCGTACCGTCTGCCCGGTGCCGTCAGCGACACCACGGTAAATGTCGTTGTTGAGGGCTGGACGTTTACGATTACCCCTAGCCAAACAATCTTCAGGTTAAACCTGTCCCCGTTGACCTACTACCAGTTCTTCACACTTGATTCAACAACGCTGGGTATTCTTGATACCAGCAGACTCGGATGGTGACCCATGGCAACCCAATACACGGCAGGACTCGCAAGCGGACAGGTGTTGACCGCCGCCACGATGAACCAGATTGGGGCCGCATGGGAGTCGTTCACTCCGGCCCTGACCGCTGCAACCACCAACCCGACGTTGGGCACTGGTGGCACCACGGCAGGCCGATACGGACGCATCCAAAAAGTGGTGGTGGGAATCGGCCTCGTCTCGTTTGGCACGGCTGGCACCGCCGCCGGATCAGGCCTGTACTACGTCAGCTTGCCGATCACCGCCCGGTTTGCTGGCGAAGTGATTGGCGATTGGCAAGCGTACGACGGCACGTCGCTATGGCGTGTCGGCTCCCTAATCTCCGACACCACCACCCGAGCGTACATGATGTACGAGGGCACGTTCGTCGGCAACACGGCACCGTGGGCATGGGGTGCGAGCGACTTCATCCGCTACTCATTCACCTACGAGGCCGCATAACCATGAACTACGACCTGTACCAGCCCGGTGACAACAAGGACACGACTGCCGAAGCGTATGTGGCCCGCATGCGTCGACACCGCGACCGGCTATTGGCTGAGTCCGACTGGACCCAACTCGAGGACGCACCCGTCAACCGCCAAGCGTGGGCCGACTACCGGCCCCGACCGTCACGTTCCCGGACAAGCCGTGAAAAGCCTCGCGATCATCGCCCTTTTGTTCGGCTTTTTGTCCATCTGGCTGGTCACCGGATGCAACGACCGGACCCGAGACAACTGCCAGACCCAGCCCACCGCCCCTCGATGCAAGGTGACCCCATGAAGCGATACACAAACAGCGAGATAAAGGCCCGACTCATCCTCGCCATCGGGATCTGCCTCGGCCTCACCTTCATGATGTCCGTCGGCGCACTCCTCTACGGTTTGCTGTTTGTCGTCCAGCCGCTCGACGTCTCGCCCAACGACGAGTCGGCGTGGGCCACCCTGAACCCCCTAGTCCTGTTCATGACCGGAGCGCTGTCCGGCGTCCTCGCATCGAACGGACTCAAGGACAAAGAGAAGCACGAGGAGCAGTAATGATCTCAGTCACCAGCACCGTCACCACCACGCGCGTCAAGATCGTCTCCAAGACGGTGAACAACACTCGCAACGTGATCATCCGGCCCGTCGGCAACGACCTGTACATCGGAGGCTCCGACGTCACCACCGCCAACGGCCTGCAGATCAGCAAAGACACCAACTTCACGATCATCATCCCACCGGGCGACGAGCTGTGGGCCGTCGTCCCCACCGGCACCCACAGCGTCACCACCCTGATGTCCAACTCGGGGATCGCATGACCGAGGCCACCAAGTTCGTCTCGTGGCAGAAGGCCGGCGAGCCCGGAGCGAGCCACGCCGGAGCGTCCCCCAACCTGCAGGCCCTCGCCAAGTACCTCAACGAACGGTGGGGACTCAAGAGTCTCGGCATCTACAACCGCCGTCCGATCCGAGGAGGCACCGCATGGTCCTCTCATGCGTTCGGAGCTGCGCTCGACGCAGGGTTCACCAACCGGACCGTCATCGACGCCGAAGTCATCCCGTTCCTGATCGCCTACTCGGAGGAGCTGGGGATCCAACGGATCCACGACTACCAGAACAAGCGCTATTGGGAGGCCGGTCGTGGCTGGGTGAAGCGTTCCCCCGGGCAAGGCGACGCATGGCTCCACATTGAGACGCCCCCCTCCGCCAAGTGGTCCGACTCGACGCCGATCGCTGACAGGCTCACAGACGCCCCTCAGAAGCCCTCCACGGCCCCCGTGGCCCCTGTGGCCCCCACGTACCCCGGCAAGCCGCTACGGGTCGGCTCAGAGGGTCCTGCCGTCGTCTCCGTCCAGAAGGCCCTCAAGATCACCGCCGACGGCAAGTTCGGCAGAGTGACCGACCAGCACGTCCGCACGTTCCAGAAGGCTCGAGGCCTCATCGTGGACGGCGTCGTCGGCCCCACGACATGGAAGGCTCTCCATCCCTGACATCGGCTCCCAGAGTCGGTAGACCGTAGGAGACACCTTCTGCCGACCACGGTCGGACCGACCTCAAGGAGCACCAAATGAAGCTAACCCTCCCGGACTATCTCGTCCTCGGATTCTTCGCGATCATGAGCCTCATCGCAGGCAACGAGATCGTCCACCGGATCACCAAGGATGACCCTCAGACGGCACCGGCAGTCGTCACCGAACCGACACCGCAGACGGTCATCATCACGCCCGTCCCCTCCACGCCGATTACCACGAGCACCCCTGCGCCCGTACAGGGGTCCACGACCACCGTCACGGCGCACGATGCCATGCAGGCCGACCTAGCGCAGCTGGCGCTCGACCCCTCCGTCCCCTGCCAAGAATGGGCACCACTCGTCCTCGAGGTCGGCTGGCCCGAGGAGGAGGTCGTGAACGTGCTTGAGGAGATGTGGCAGGAGTCCCGATGCCTCAACATCATCCCCGGCGACCCTCGCTGGAACGGGCACGACTACGGCCCCATGCAGATCAACCAAGTGTGGAAGGAAGAGACCGCGCACCTGTTCGGCTCGTGGGACCGCATCACCGAGCCAGCCGTGAACCTCGCCATGGCCCTCGAGATCTGGCGATGGCATGATCACCATCGTGGCTGTGGATGGGAGCCGTGGAGCCGGTCGTGCTGAACGTCCTCCAACCGGACTGGATGGTTGAGGCCGACTGCCAAAACCTTCCCCTCGAGATGTTCTTCCCACAGCCCGGCAGGATCGGCGCAGCTGACGCCAAGAAGGCGATCAAGGTCTGCAAGGCCTGCCCCGTCCGTGTCGACTGCCTCGCCTACGCCATGACGTTCCCCGATCGGTCCCTGCCCGGTATCTGGGGTGGCACGACGGAGCGCGAACGATCACGGATGCACCACATTGAGACACCCATCCGCTACCGTGTGGGAAAACCCGACTGAGAGGATAATCCGATGACCGACAACATCGAGTTCCAAATGCTTCAAGAGGACGTCAGGCGCCTCGAACACCAGAGAGACACGGCGATCAAAGTCATCGTCTCTGGAACGCTTGAGATTGAGAGCCTTCGTGAGGAGCGCGCGCAGCTGCGCCGTGCCCTTCACGAGACCGCCTACATGCTCAACAGCCTTGAGGTATTGCCCTCCACGATGACCAAGGCCACCGCCGACACCATCGTCCAGCTCAACCTCGGAGGCTTCAATGATTGACCGGAACCGGCTGGAGAAGCCAACCGCCGGATCCTGCTGCCGATGCCAGACCTTCCTCGAGGGTGACGACATCTTCCATTGGTCGCCCGGCTCATGGTCCGTGTGGTGCTTCAAGTGCTACAAGGCCGAACACTTCCACAACCTCGTCCGGCTCCAGCAACGATCGGAGGACCGTCGTGGGATTTGACCTGTCCCAGTACGCCACCGTGGAGGAGCGTCTCGCCCTGTTTTGGGCGGCGAACCCCGACGGACGGATCCACACCGAGATCGTCGCAGGGGACTACGTCACGTGGATCTGCTTCAAGGCCGAGATCTACCGCAACGCCTCCGACCCTCACCCCGTCGCCACCGGCTACGCCTTCGAGGAGCGCACGGAGCGTGGCGTGAACCAGACGTCGTGGATCGAGAATGCGGAGACAAGCTCGTTGGGGCGCGCGGCTGCAAACTGGACCCTGCAGGCTGGCAAGCGACCGTCACGCGAGGAGATGCAGAAGGTGGACCGCATGGGCGGCGCACCGGCCCCGACCGGCGACGGCCCCTCCGACGCACAGATCAAGCTGCTCCGGTCGTTGAAGTACCAAGGCGACCCTCGAGCACTCTCCAAGCGTGAAGCGTCAGCCGAGATCGACCGCCTCAAGACGGAGCACCCGTTCTGATGATCATCGAACTGTCACCGGCTCAGATGATGGAGTGCCAAGAGGAGGCCGTCTACCGGGCAGAGTCCTACGTGGACGCCACCCGTCGCAAGAACATGAAGGACGGCCTCAGTTTTGAGACTGTGCTCCGCTACAACGTGGACGGATGCATGGGCGAACTGGCCTGTGCCGCCGGACTGGGCTACGACTGGACCGGCCCCGACAGCCCGTCGGCCTACGACGTCGGAGGGTACATTGAGGTCCGCTCCACCCGGTATCGCACCGGCAAGCTCATCGTCAAAGAGGCTGAACGGGACAAGCGTAACCGCCATACGCCGTATGTGCTGGCGATCATCTCCGGCTCCGCTGTCCGGCTTGCTGGATGGATGTCCCTCGAGGACGTGCTTGACAAGGGCTACCACTACTGGCAGAAGGGCCAGAAGTTCATCGCCGTTCAGCAGGCCGACCTGTACGACATGGAGATCCTCCGCATGGAGGACGAGTGAGAGGCCCTGAGGCCGAGTTCCAGTCTGCAGTCATTGAGGCCGCGAACTGGCATGGCTGGATCGTCCACCACACTCGCAACGTCCAGATCCGACCCGGAGTGTGGGCGACCCCCCTGCAAGGGCACAGGGGGTTCCCTGATCTAGTGCTCGCACGTCAAGCGTCCGGCGACCTTGTGTTCGCCGAGTTGAAGTCTGCACGGGGCCGACTGTCCCCCGAGCAGGAGCTGTGGTTGGCGACCCTGACCGCAGCTGGAGCCGAGGCCTACTGTTGGAGGCCCTCGGACATGGCAGTCATCTTGAACCGACTATCAAGGAGAACCCAATGAACCACCCATGGCAACAGCCCATCCGACCGCTCGAGGTCAAGCCCGACAAGTCCGCGATCTGGTGTCGTGTCCTGTTCATCAGGCCCGTGCACCCTCGAGGCTGGGAAGTCATCGTGGAGTCCGGCAACGTCTGGACGAGCGACAACTCGTGCATCCGGGAGGTGGGCGAGTGATCCGGCGCACCCCACGACCCGAGACCAACTGGACCGTCATCCGCAACGAGGTCATCAACGACGACCGGCTCAGCTTCAAGGCGACCGGCGTCCTCATCTACATCCTGTCCAAGCCCGACCATTGGCAGACCTCCACAGCCCACCTTGCGACCGTCAAGCGTGAGGGCCTCGACGCGATCCGGACCGCCATGACCGAACTTGAGCGTGCCGGGTACGTCAAGCGACGCCGCTATCAGGACACGCTGGGACGCTGGAAGTACGACATCGACGTGTACGACAACCCTGTGCACAAGCCTGTGCAAACTGTGGACGGATGCACCCCACCTCAGGGGGATTATCCTCACGGGGAAAATGCCGACGTATTAGTAAAGACTGAACAAGTAAAGACTATGAAAAAGTTGGCATCTAGTGAGATACCCAAGCCAAGGCTCTGTGGACAATGCCAAGGCCAAGGCCGAACCATCGACGACGACACCATCGTCACCTGCCCAACCTGCAACGGCGACGGGATCGGCTGATGCCCTCAGGCAACCCCCTCTACGGCACAGCCCGGTGGAAGGCCCTACGCAAACAAGTGCTCGCCGAGGAACCCACCTGCCATTGGTGCAACGACCGACCCAGCACACAAGCCGACCACGTCATCGAGACCGACCGAGGCGGAGACTTCTGGGACAGAACCAACATCGTCGGCAGCTGCGCCAAATGCAACACCGCTCGAGGCGCGATCTACGGCAACCGCAAGACCGCCCTCCGCATCCAAAACCGTCAAAACGCACCCCGAACTTTTTCTTTTGACCAACCATCCAC